TGATTCTTTATTAAAACCAGTATTAGAACTAGTTTATAAAGATCATAGAGCATTTGTTATGCCAAAATCAGTACCAAAAAGTCCAGGAAAACTTTCTATTGTAGAAGACCCTGAGTTAAAACGTAGAGTTATAGCAATGGTTGATTACTATAGCCAATGACTTTTACGTCCTATACATGATATATTGTTAAATTTATTAAAACAATTTCCATGTGATAGAACATTTACTCAGGATCCCTTCCACCAATGGGAAAAAGGTCTTGGAAACAGCTTTTGGTCATTAGACCTAACTGCTGCCACTGACAGATTTCCAATTAGTTTACAAGAAAAATTATTATCAAAAATATTTGATTCTAATCTATCAAGTAACTGAAAGGGACTGCTCATTGATCGAGGGTATGAAACTCCAGAAGGTCAAACTATCTTTTACAAGGTAGGTCAACCTATGGGTGCATATTCGTCATGAGCCGCTTTTACAATTACTCACCATCTTATTGTACACTGAGCCGCACATTTATGTGGCTTAGAAGGGTTCAAGAATTATATAATCCTTGGTGACGATATCGTTATACGTAACGACAAAGTCGCCCAAAAGTACATTAAAATAATGGGTAAACTTGGTGTAGAAATTTCTATGCAAAAGACACATGTATCAAAAAATACATATGAATTTGCTAAGAGATGAATACATCAAGGTAAAGAGGTTTCTGGTATATCTTTGAGAGGGATTAAGAATAATATTAATAACCCAATAACAATAATAAATATTGTTTATGAGTATTTAAGAAGAATTCCTTCCCTACAGCAAAGGTCAGTAGTTGATATATTGAAAGATTCTTTAATTGGTATTAAGATTTCTAGAAGATTTATATCTCCTAAAAAGATTAATAAAATTATTGAATCTACAATATTGGTTATTAGATATAATTTAAAAACAATAACATATCAAGAATTAAGAAATTATTTCTATAAATATGTTACAGTTGATGAATTAAATCTACCAAAAGAAGACGAGATCTACCGTTTTATGGATAGAGTCTTTTCGCTTGGATTACAAGTATTGGCCGAAAAGAGTGCAAACTCTCTCGATCAATATTATGAAAAGTTTTTGGAAACTTTTCCTGCTTCATTTGATAAAATCAATTTG